AAGCTTCAGTCGCGCGTTCAAGAGTCGCAGCGATGCCTCGCATACCTCGTGTAATTTTGGAAGCAAATTACGTCAACCCAATTACCCTCAACTTCCCCAAGAACATGGTCGTCTATGAGATCAAGAATCGTACGACCGGTCGTACAAACTACTATAACAAGGCCACCTTCCGTAAGCTCATAACAGCCTTCAAAAACGACTATAACCTCTTGATGATGAACCCCAAGATGCCTATCCCTGGTGCACGCAACCCCGTGACTCGTGGGGCCATATACCCGCGGAACGTGCGTCGCGTCACGGTCGCCGCCAAGAAGAAGACGCCGAGCCCCAAGACGGCCGCTAAGAAGATCCAGAGCGCCGTGCGCAAGGCGCGCTCCAAGTAAAGGACTAATTTGTATCTAAAATTAGATGAACCCGTATGAGGTTCTAGGAATCCCCAGAGATGCTCAGGACGGGGTCGTCAAGAAAGCCTATCACAAACTTGCCCGCGAGCACCACCCCGACAAAGGCGGTGACGCTGAGAAGTTCAAAAAGGTCCAAGAGGCCTATGAGATCCTCACGGACCCCCAGAAGCGCGAGAATTTTGATCGCTTCGGGACGCCTGAGGGCCCGCCACAGGGGGGTAACCCCTTCCCACCCGACATTTTTGCTCAGATGTTTGGAGGGTTTGGGGGTGGTCAGCGCGGTCCTGTTAAACGTTCCAATTTTGATCATGAAATAAAAATCAGTTTGGAAGAGTCGTATCGTGGGACGGTCAAGAACCTTCGGGTCACTCTAGAAAAGACTTGTTTCAGTTGCAAGAAGAAGTGCCAACAGTGTCACGGGCGTGGGCAGGTCCAGCATCATATGGGTCCTATGGTGTTCAATCAACCTTGTAATATGTGTGGAGGGGAGGGTGGTGTGTCACATGGGTGTGGTGAGTGTCACAGAGGGAAGAAAAAGGAGCCTCTCAATTTAGAACTAAAAATACCTGCAGGGATTGAGAGTGGAGCGGTCATGACGGGACATGGTCTGGGTGAGCAGCCAAGAAACCAGGGTGAAGAACCTGGGGATGTTAATTTTCACATCAAAATTGATGACCACCCAGAGCTGATGAGACAAGGTATGGACATCGTATGGTCTACAAAAATTCCATTTGTAGAAAGTGTCAATGGAAAAAAGATCAAAATTCCTCACTTTGACGGGCCAATAGAAATTGACACGACAGATTGGGGGGTTCTGGATCCTCGGGAGGATTATCTGATTCTAGGAAAGGGATTCGTACCTGGTGGCAAACTTCGGGTATCTTTCAACGTCGTCTATCCACCGGTACATGTCAAATTCAATCTTTCAAAGCTAACATAGCGATAGCCATGGCTGCAGACATACTGCTGATAGCAACTTGATCTAGTAAAAGATGTGTAATCTCTGCTATGTTTACTTGTGCGTGATGAATTGCGAAATCATTTAGGGCATCTGGTACGAGACTTAACGTCGCCCCTCGTACCACATGCTTTTTCAAAAGGGTCGTGGACCGTACGGTTCGCTGGGTGATTGGATGGCGCTGGACACGGCGGACGCTGATCCGGACCGTTATACACACCTCCTTATTCATCTTGCTCTACTAGATATTTCCATAATTCTTGACGGTCACGTGACGCCTTTTTTACAGGGTCACGGGCGACGAAGAGCCGCCCTTCTGGCCCACACTTGCGCTCACTGAATCGGACAGACTCGGCCCACTCATAAACAACCTTCCCTCTCCCTTTATAAGCTATGAAACGGGAGCAAGTATCTGTACGGGGGTAACGACCCGGGACGAAGTAGCGACACGTTTCACAAGAAGGCGGGTTCATTACAATTTCAAAACAAAATTTACCCACACAGTCCGCGCATCTCCGCGTAACTCATCTTTCCCTCTGCAAACTTGGCCATCGCTGCAGTCTGGACAGGGTCGTCCAGAATCACCGCGCAGTGTGCAAGGAGCGGGTCGATCTTGGCGATCGAGGTGACCTCATCGCCATCATCCTTTTGCTCAATCACTTCAGCGTTCTGCGGCGTCTCAACCCGCCGGCACGCCACCACGACGGACCCGATGTGGCCACGGCCCGCGGGTGGGTCCTCCACGCGACTGTGGTACCGGACGGCACAGCGCTTGCGCGGGTGGTTCATCTGAGTCACGCGGTAGTACCAGTCATCAAACTCGCCCTCAATAAGTTCCCAACCAATAGGGCGGCTAGGCTCGTGGACCGACTGAATAGAACCGTCCTTGCAGACCACATAGAGCTCATTCTTCACAGGGCCACCTTCTAGGTCAAACCCGTACTGGTAGGTTGACACGGTAGGGTACAGACCCGTAGGCCGGTACAGGGGGTCAACCTGCTCGGCGTAGAACTGGAGGCCGGGAGTCTTGAGGGAAGCCATTGCTTTTTTTGGTGTTTTGAGAGTTACTTCTTGCCCGGCTTGGCGGGACACGACAACTTTTTTTCAAGTAGGGCCTCCTTTGCCCGTACAGCCTTCTTACTATACACCGACTGCTCACTATGTTTCTTGGCCGAACTACGCTTCTGCTCACGACCGTCCATTAAGTTGAATTTAGAATCAAAATTGGGACCCAATCCCGTACAACACACATTTTTTGCCCAGATATGGTAGTATGGACTCCGAGTGTCCAGTGTGTCTGGAACCTTTATCGGGAACTGTAGTTCACATGGGGTGTTGCAAGAAGATGGTCCATATGCAGTGTTACACGGTAAAGTGCCCTATGTGCAGGGCTGATCTCCCTGTTCCAATTCACGCAGTTCAGCCCCAACATATAATAGTTCCCGTCCCGGTCGTGTACAGTGGGGACAGAAGAGGTAAAGTAATTCGTAGTGTTATAGGTTTAATAGGCGTGGCCTGTATTTTTGCTATTATCACGTTTCCTTATTACTCTTAGACGTCATATTCACGGCACTGAAGTGGGTCTACCGCGCACAATTCCTCAAGTTCTTCGGCCAGAGCCTTGATGCGTAGATTCTCCTCGCGCTGGCGTGCCAGTTCGGATGAAAGCTCCTCTACGCGGTCCCACGCCACCTTGCACGACGGAGTGTCCTCAAAGTGATAACACAGGTTGCGGGCCTGTTGAATAGCCTGTTCAACATCCTTGGGGCGGAGTTTCGTTCGCTTTCCGGGACGTGGATCAGGGCCCTTCTTGGCAAAAAATTGAGGTTTTGCCACTGCCAGAGTCAACATTTAGTTACTTAGAGGTCATACTTTTTATATGATAAATGGCACCTGCTCGTGTCGTCCTCAAAGCAAGTGAGGTGGCTGCAATTTTGGGGAAAAATCAGTACAAGCCACGTCATGAGGTTCTAGACGAACTTTGGAAGAAATATAGCCCAGAGACTTTCACTGGCAAGACCAAGCGTGACAAGGCTGAGGCTGCCCTTGCTCTCTCAGAGGAGGCCAAGGGGGTGCTCGCGGCTGCCGTGTCCATCAAGGCTACCGACTCGGCGCAAGTTCAGTCTGTGTTTAGTGAGGCCCGTGACAAGATTAATTCCGATTCAAAATTGAGTGCTGTCCAGAAGACTGAGGTGATTGAGCACCTGCGTTCCAAGGTTTACACGTCACACGGTACCCGGTCGGAGGACAAGACGTCCGACAAGGTGGCCAAGGATGAGAACGTCAGTTTTGTGAAGGATGATGCGTTTTACAGTCGTGAAGTATGTACTCTTGGTGACACAAAGTTTGTAGTCATTGGAAAAATTGACAGAATTGAGGAGCGGGATGGAAACCGAATTTTAGTGGAAATTAAGAATCGTACAAATCGTTTGTTCCGTCGGGTGGTGGAGTACGAGATGATTCAAGTCCAAGTATATTTACAGTTGCTGGGTCTTGTAAATGCTCGGTTGGTAGAGCAGTACAACAACCAGGTATTAAGTCATGATATTACACGTGATGAAGAGCTATGGGCGAATGTGATTGTCCCCGGCCTTGAGCAATTTTGCAGCGAACTTCATGAGAAATTTTAAATGTTAAATGAAACCTTACCGTTGAACAGATCCTCAAAAGTGATCATGAACACCACATCGTCCCCGTCCTCCTCGCTCGTCAGCTCCCACCCCTCACCCTGAATGAACTCGGTCACGATGCACTCAACGAAGCGCGTCGTCTTCTTGTGCTTCACGCTCAGAGTCACATGCTTACCCACTATCGTCTCAAACCAATCCTCATAGGTCTCAAGCTCGTTAGCCAGCTCATCGCGCTCCTTGGCAAGCTCCAGAACAGCCTCAATTGCCTCCATTGTACTAGATACACGCCCGGCTTTTTTATCTGCTAGTTTCAGGATGGTCCATCTACGTCTCGCTTTGGCGTTTGCGCTCGTGGGTCTCGTGTTCACGAGCCGCCCATGGCTCGGGTGGCTTCACAGCCTCGGCCCGGAACAGGGTATGCTCATCAAGTGGGGAGTTATTCTCGCCACTATATTTTTACTAGATTATGCCGATCCTAGCCTAAAATTGGAGCACCATACCCAAGCCCTAGGTGTGCTTATGATTCTTGCGGCGTTTAATATGATTTTCAATTACCAATCAGAATGGATAGACGAGTCTGGATCTGGAAACGTCCAGGTCCAGACGCCAGATGGAGCTCTTTATCGGCGCGCGCGACAGAACTTGGGGCTAGATCCAGAATGGGCGAGAATTCTGGTCTTTGTGTTGGTCCCTTTTGCGCTCGTGTTTTTCGGCAGCCGATTTGTGCGCCCAGGAAAAAAAATTAACATAGAATAAATGGGAAAGTACAAGAGCATTTTTCTTGATAGCGCGGTGGGCACGGGCGGCGCCCTGACCGCCATCTCAGGCGCACTCTTACTCGGTCTGGCTTTTGGCATTCCGGGGTTTATTCTCGTGACGCTGGAAAACCAAAAGCCAAAGGCACAGCGCAACATGGGGCTGCTCGTCCTTGGTTTTATTCTGATGATTTTGGGAGTGATATTTGGACTAGGACTCAACGCGGGGGGACTGTTTGAGGGAATAGCGAATCAGTTTTCCAATTAAACTTCAATGTAAAAGCTTAGCGTGACCCAGGCGTCTTGGCGTGCTCGTGCGCGCTTGAACCCCTTCCCGCGACCCCGGGACTGCACTGCAGGTGCAGTCTCCTTGACGGGTTCGTCAAGGTACGAGTACTTGTTCATGTGTCTGTCCGAGTAGTAATCTTCATAGTAAAACACGTCTTCCATCACTTCAGGGTCCACACCCTCGTTCTTGAGGAAGCGGTACGTCTTTTCAATATCAATAAAGTCGTCAATAACCTCATTGAATATTCTTGACCGCCACTTGGCGGGGAAGGAATCAGCAAACTCCTGGGCTTCGGCGAAGCGCGCATCCAGCGCGTCGCCAAAAACCTCAGTGCACTTGGCATCGTGTGCATCCTCGTTCCACTGGTCCCTGACCCGGTGAAACCCCTTGAAATAAACAGGCGCGCGGCACATAGGGCACGAAGACCCTGCAACCCCCTTTAGGTACCAATTCTTAATACACCCGTTGCAGAACTCGTGTCCGCACGACAGCTTCTGGAAGGGACCCGACTCTCCGTAGCACACTGCGCACTCCATAGTCTCTTACTGGTTTGGTGTGAAAATTGTCCTGCATTCCCGAAATCTGACTTGGACAAGACACGTTTTTTAAAGACTCTGTGCACTTATAAAATAAGAGATGAGTTTTGTGGCGTCGATCACCATGCCGCCACCGGTCAAGCCGCGCCGCGCATCCAAGACTAATCAAAAGAGCCGCAAGTATTACACGTTGCACACCGGCAGGAATGACGCGTTCACTCTGCGTGTCAACGAAGATTCCCGGACGTCGATAGTGGGTTTTACGGAATGGGACAACGCCATGTTTGTAGGACAAATGCTCGAGACTTATTTTATTGATCAAAAGGAGTGGCCCCCGATATATGAAATGGGTGATCTCATTTTACCGAGTCCTCAGGGACCCATTGATGTTCTTCATCACTTGTACATTCAACAATGGGAATTTGATGAATTACAACTAACGTGTACACAAAACTTTTTAGATATGATTTCTATTAATGATATTGTAAAGAAAAAGGCTCAAGGTGGTTACGTGTTTTCTGGTAATACATACCAGTTTGAAGCCCCCGTAGAGTTTTACCGTCAGCGCCTTGGCGAAATTCACGAGTTATTTTCAGATGTGAACGACCTATACTGAAGGGCTGCGAATGAGGTGCCCTCCGCCGCGCAAAACAGCCTTGGCGTATACCGCGCATAGACAAAAGTGAATATGGGGCCAATCAAGCGCGTCGCGCGCATCAACTGTGATTTTCAGTGGATTTTTGTTCACCTCATCCATAAGCATCGTCGGCTTATCAGGACTCAGAGCCTCTGCGATGTCGCACATGTGAGCTAGCCATTTGACGTGTGTCTCTGCTGACGCGTCAAATGCCTTTACAAACTTTGAAGTAATAGACATTTGTATTAAAAGTTATAATGTTTTTAAGCCATCATGCACGCTGGGCAGAAACCATCCGCCTTGCGGACAAACATCAGCCACAGAGCGATCAGGATAAGCGCGTACAACAGAACGTTCTGGGTTTTCATTTAATGTAAGTTTAGATTATTCCTCGTCTGCTTCCGACTCTTCGTCCTCGTCCTCGTCATCATCTTCAAACTCGTCCTGCTCTTCCGTTTCATCTGACAGCGAGTCGTCGTCCGTCTCTTCATCCTCGTCTGATGGAACATAATCATCGTCGTATTCAATTTTTACAAAACCATCATCAAATACCTGGAACCCCACGTCATTCTCGTCGCTTGTTTTAAGGTGTTCTGAAATTGAATCATTATCAATCTCGTACGTATCCACTTCGTACCGCCATATTTTATCATCAGATTCGGACAGGTATCTGATGGTGAAAATGCAACCATTCTCCTCAACGATTTTCGCGAGGAGTGGAACAGGCTTGCGCGCCCCCACGTCTGTCCATACGCGAACGAGATCACCGACGGACGACATGCCTCTGTTGTAGTTTATGATAAATGTTTTTATCTGGAAATTTACGCAAGGGCGGCGTAAGGATTGGCGCGCAGGGTCTTCTTACCCACACGTGGACCGCGCTTAGCACCCTTGTTCTTGCGCACCTTGCGCACCGCCTTCTGACCGAACATGGCTGCGAGACCCATGTTGCCACCTGGGCTAACCTTGTACTTGCGTGGGCGGCCGACTGGACGCTTGGGCGCGTAGCCCTCATACATCTGGGCGATGTAACCTGCGCGCTTCACTGGGAGCACGCGCACGCCCTTGACGCGGGCGGCGTACTTGCCGCGGGCCGCGCCGCTGTTCTTGCGCATCTTGCGGATCAGCTTGGGGCGGATGGGGCTGGGGATCATGACATTCGCGTGAGCGTACTTGACGTTCACGGTGGATCCCTGGGGGTTCTTGTAGTACTTGGCCTTGGGTGCGTACTTGACACCCTTGGCAGTCTTGACGATAAACTTGCCCTGAGCAGTCTTCATAATGACGCGGCGCTTGACGTTCATGAAGGAGGTGGCCTTGGGGGAGGTTTGCATTTTATTATTAAATAATAATTTAATTTACATCTTGGCAATGGTGCGGGCCAGCAGGGCCAGACCACGGGGGCCGCGCTTGGCACCCTTGTTCTTGCGCACCTTGCGCATGTATGGATTGGGCAGGTTCCACATGGGGCTGGCCATGACCTTGCGTGGGCGGCCAAGGGGTTTGGGGGTGCGGTACAGGCGTGCCAGACCCATGCCCTGCACGTGGGGGCGGGCGACGCGGCGGTTGCTGCGCACCTTGCGCACCGCCTTGGGGCGGATGGCGGTTGGCACGCGGGCGCTGGAGTTGGCCAGGCTGCGCACGGTGCCGCCTGGGCTCTTGACGTAGGCAGCCTTGGGGTTGTAGGCGGTGCCCTTGTCGGTCTTGACGAGGTACTTGCCCTCCGCGGTCATCATAATGACGCGGTGCTTCTTGTTCATGAACTTGGTGGCGGCTTTGGGGACGGCGGGACGACCACGAGCCATGATTATGTACTATTAAACGAGAAAAAAACTAGCACTTCCAGCGGTTTCCACAGTTCTTGCAAGTAACGTAGGTGGTCATTGGCTCGTCTGCTGAGCGCGTTTGCATCTGGTAGTAGGTCGTCTTGACGCTCTTGCACTTGCCGCACTTGAAGAGGCCGTTGTAGTCCTCCTCCTTCGCTCTGGCCTTCTCCATCTGCATGTCCTTTTCACGCAACTTGAGCATCGCCTGTGAGTACGGGCCTGAAGGCCAGAGCACGTCTGGAGAGTAGTTGGCGAGTCGCTTGACGTCAAGCTCCTTGCGCTTTAACCGCAAGGCCAACTGCGGCCCCACGATACAGCTCAGCTGCACACGGTCACCGTCCACTGCGAGCGCGACGTTGAGCTTTTCTTCCCGCCCCATCTCGGTGAGTAGCCAGCCGAGTTTCATTTTGTAGTACCTGCGGAAGACGTCGTTTTCCCACGAGGCGTCCTGGCCATTTTCGCGAGTCGTGTGAACTGCCCAATTGAGGAGGCTTATTTCAGCGTTGCGGCTAATGGCGCCAGTTCCAAGCTTGTCTGCGAAGACGCGGCGGGCGTGCTCGCGCAGGGAGTGGTTCATTTGTTTTTAGAATACATGATCCTTTTCCGGGTACCATCTGACTCTCACAAGACACGTTTTTTCGGCACACTCACACATAAAAGGCAAATTCGTCTTTTTAATATGTACCCAATGATCTCGTGCGTAACGTACGGCCGCGAGCCAATATTCAACAGTTGTCACAGGTGCGCTGAGAGAAATCTAATCAAGGCTCTCGTTTTGGAAGCAGGACGCCAAGGGGTCCACCCTTCGTGTCTGGCTCGCTGGATTCATAGAAAGTATGGGGATGTTGTTGTGCGGAGGGATCGCTGTGACGGCACCATGGGAACTTCTATACCCTGTGTCGTCTGTCGCAAGGTGCTTGACAGACTCTCAATTCAATGGAGGGCTCATATTGGTGAGATATGGTTCAGAAGTACAGACCCTGATGCACCCAAGTCTAGGCCGACAAATAGACAGGTCAGGTATTTAAACTTTCGACCGTGAAATTATTCTAAACATAGAGTAATGGGTTTCACCCAGTCCATTTCGTCAATTGGATTAGGTGGCATCATTGCGTGGTTGATATTAACATTTTTTCAGGCGAAAAAGACAGTCTCATATTACACGCAGCTCAGACCGATGCCACTTGAAGAGGATACCAGCAATTTGGCGCTGATTGGAGTTGGGCTCGCATCTGCCAAACCCAGTGTGATGGATGCCACGCCGTCCGCACAGCCACAGGTTATGATTATGGAGCAACCTCCTCAGATGATGATGGAAGAAGCCCCGTCACCCCTTCCAGCGATGTCACCCGAGGTTGTTAACATTGCGGTCCCAGCTCAAGTTGCCGTGCCACTGGCTGTGGCCCCAAGCCCCATGGCAATGTCCATGTCACCCATGGGCAGCCCAGTGACGCTCACACCGGGTCCTTCCCCTTCCGCTTAATTCCAAGGGCATTCTCAAGCTTTGAAGTGGCCCTGACAAGAGGCTTGTTCCTCTTGAGGCGCAGCGTATCAGTTTCAGTTGAAGAATTCTCAATAGCTTTGAGTCTTTCGCCACCGCCCGAAGGAGCGTGCATGACGTTTTCACACGCACCGCGCACTTCACCGCCAACCACAGGCATGTAGCGTTTCTCATAAGGATAATAAATTTGAGGAGGCTCTACGGCTCCTCCGAACGTCCTAAACTCCTCTATAGTCATGGTTCCCCCGAAGCATTTGAGAATGTCACGCTTCGGGGCGGGCCATAGAGGATAGTGTCTGCCGAGCGCGCGCAAACGCATCATCGCCAACAAGGACTGAATCTCACCGGAGCGCGCCGTTTTCATGTCAAGAGCGTACGCCTTTGCACACTGCCATGAGCAGAAATTGCCAATTGTCTGGAAAATATTGCGCTTTTCATCATATTTGATTGGCAAATGAATGCATGGTTTTTGAGGAAGAGCATGAACGCACCACCAACAAATAAGACCCTCCAAGTTTTCTGTAGGAGGCTCTGTGGGGAGAGAAGGTTTAGGAGCCTTTGGTGCCATTTTTAGAGAATTTCTTATATCCGCAATTCTCTTTTTCTCTGCACATATCATATTTCATTTAAAAACCTGAATCTCTTTAATAATATATGATCTTGTCAATTGATTGCGGAATTAAGAACCTTGCAATGTGTCTGATAGATCCAGTTACTAAGAAGATTCATCAATGGGACGTGTCAGGAATCCCCCCGAAGCACGCCGACGGTATTTTTCCGTGCATGGTTCGGCACCTGAACGAAAAGCCGTGGATCCTAGAGGCGCGCACGGTCGTGATTGAAAAACAGCCGGATCGGAACCGTGGCATGAAGGCTATAGAAAACTTGTTGCACACCTACTTCCTCATCAAGGAGAAGAACGTTGTGATTTGGGACGCGCGGCACAAAATTCCCGACGTGGCGGGCGCGGGCAAGGCGCGGTACACACAACGCAAGAATGCGTCAATTGAACGCGCACGCAAGTTTATTGAAGGTGGAAACGCCAACTGGATTGGCTTTTTTGACGCGCACAAAAAGAAGGATGACCTTGCGGACACTGTGATGCAAGCACTTAGTTTCATAGACAAGCGACCGGAGGAGCCGGCCACAAAGGAGGCGAAGGTTCAGAAACCTCGCAAGCCTACAGACAACCAAACGCGGACAAAGTATTCAAAGGCGAATCTTGCTTACCTGGTCAAGACCAATGCCAAGCAGGATGCGCGGTTCAAAAAGGACCTCGCACGATATTATAGATCAATTGATGAATTGAAAGTTGAGTTTAGGTTTTGAAAGTCGGGACTTTCAAATCAACATAAGCTTCTGGTGGCCGACACGAATCGTTGTGTCAATGTGGATCTGGTGGCCGGCAGCCTGCAGAGACCGGCAGAATGCCACATCCTCCGAATTCATATCCGCCAAGCCACCGATACGCTGCACATCTGACCAGAACCAAGGATACTTGATGTCCTCAACGACCCCCTTGCGAATCATCATCCAGCCCATACCCGTGTACGCTACGGGTACGTACTGCGGTGCGTCGGTAAGCTCATCAGGGCTCATGAACTTGAATGTGCCCGTCTTGGTGAAAAACTCCTCGTCCCACTCCTTGACGGTCGCGAGATGCTGGAGATCCTCCATCATATACAGGCCGGCCGTCACGTCGTGTGGGCTCTCCAGAAGGTTGAAAAAGTCCTCAGGCTTGAACACCACATCCGAATCAATCCACATCATGACGTCATAGTCCACCTCACCCTGAAACGGCTTCTGGTCAGGGCCCTTCAGAACGTCACCTCCCAGACACTTGGCACGCGCAAAGTGGACGACGCTTGAATACTGCTGAGAGATCATAACCTGGTGGCCACGGCTGGAGGCCTGCATCAGCAGGTCAGACCAGGCGAGCAGGAACTCGCGTGAGTACTGGCGACCGGGCATGCAAAACACAACCTTCACCATTATGAATAAAACGAGTTGGATTTCTTAAAGTAAAAAAATAGTTTGTAATATAAATGGCTACAGCAGCCGACGACGCCTTGCGCGCCCTCATGAACACCAACGCTAGACTCACGAGGGAACTCGCTGAGATGGCGGCTCGGCAGTCGGCTCTAGCGGTTAGAGCAACAACCACCGCATCTAGCAAGACCGCTGCGAAAAATGCCATGAGTGGTTCTTTAAGAAACGTAGATCCGGCTACACTCGCGCAGAGCACTGACGATGCGGCGCGTCTTGCGAGTAATCAAAAAACTGCTTTGAAAAATGAAAATCCAGCAGCGGCCGTCACGGGTGAAAAGAATGCCATCGAGGCGGCCGCCAATCGTGCAGCAGGTGCTGAAAACCTCGTCAAGTCAAAGTTTAATTTATCAACGGGAACGATTCTTGCGGGAGTGGGCCTTACAGGTTATATGACATATACATTAGTTGCATGGCAAGGTACAGATGGTAAAACAATCACAATTACCAACGTAAAACGTCTAGACTCCCAGAGAGTCCAGATATCATATAATCCACCGAGTAATTTAGGTTTTGCTATCCGCGCCAACGATACATTGGACTTTTCTGGATGCTCGAGTTCGCGATGCACCGTCCCTGCCCTCGGGAACGGTGAAAGAGTTGATAGCCTCATTGACGATCGTAATCTGATTATTTTAAAGAGTATTGCAGATCCAAATGCGGCACCGGCAGGGACGCCGTCAACCACTTCGCCAGCGGGTGCCCCCGTCCCATCAGCCCCGGCCGCACTTTCAGGGTCCTGGGGAAGCGCTGTAGTCCATTCATCTTTTTCAAACCAATTTATTGGATCTGTAGGAGACACGACGGCAATTGTGTTTGATTCCGCTGCAGCTGTAGTGGATGCTGGAGTGAACGCCGCCGCACCGGTCGCCGCCAATGCACTGAGCCAGGCTGGTAATGTTGCCGCCGCTGGACTGAACGCCTTGGGGCCGGTTGCTGCAGCGGCAGGTGGCGCTGCAAAGGGTGCATTTTGTAGTATAGTACCTTTTGTGTGCGATACTACATTTTTATGGATATGTGCAGCCGTGTGTATTTTCCTTTTGATTGGTGGAGGTGCATTTATGCTAATTTCTAAAAAAAAATAGTAAAGTATGATAGATGGCGCTCTCTGGAGGAGGTGGCGCAGGAGCCCTATTTTTAGGGTTTATAGGATTTGTAGTTATTGTGATATCAATCATTTTCTTATCACAAAAACCGTCTACGAGCCCGGCGCCCGCTCCGGTGGTTGGTCAGGAGCCCGGCGCCCCTGAACCGGCTCAATCTCCGGCCCCGGCCCCGGCCCCAGAACCAGTGCCCGCCCCAGGTCCAGCACCGGGCCCGGCACCGGCTCCTTTGGTATTTGGTTCAATCACTCCCCGCGGCCCGGCACCTGCACCCGCCCCGATTATACAACAGGTATTCACCACCCCCCCTCCTCCATATGACACGCCTTTGGACAAATTGTTGAACTTTTTGGAAGGAATTCCTGATATGCTCTTGAACAGACAAAATTTAGTTCTAGCAATAGCAGACCTGATTATCAATAAACAAAAGAGTATGGTTTATGAACTTGTGAAAGGATTGTTTCAAAAAATTGCTAGATCGCCCGCACTGGTCATGAAGATTAGAGCAAGTATACAACGGCGTGTGGCTGCACGCACGGCGACCGGGGCAATAAGAGGAAAGTTCAAATTCATGTCGTTATTAGAACGCGCACGTCTTGGTCTCAGTTGGGGCAAGACTTCTGCGAAACTAGGTGAAAACACAGGTGCGAAGCTCGCTCAGGAAGCCGGAACGCGTTTTAATGTTGCGGGGGCTCTAGGCAAAGCGGCTGCACAGGCGGGTAGTGCAACTGTATCCGCTGGCAAGCTTGCCGGCAGTTTAGCGAGAGGACTGGTCACGGACCCTTTGATGGTTGTAGCGGTGACCGGCATGGCACTTGACTCTAAAAACGTAGGAAACTTTGCAAGGCTGACACAAACTTCTGATATGTTAGTTGAACGCAATGATCAACTAAAAGCAACTGCGGAAGCAACTGTTGATTGCAGTGCCAATCCTTTGGGGCCGAAGTGTCCACCCTCTCCCGGAGCCGTGCCCGCTCCAGGTCCCGCACCACCACCGAAGGCGGGGCGCTTCCCACGGTTTCTGGGACCCCATGATCTCATGCCCGTAGAAGCTATGTTTGCAGATTTAGAGACGAATATTTTATCGCTTGTCGGTGATCCATCCGATCCCAAGGGTGGATTGAAAACAACTATTGATATGATTCCTTCTTCCACTTACTTGGACGTGAAAAACTCGCTCACAGCCCTTTATAATTCAATAGATATTACAAACCCAGCAGTTGATGGTGTGTTGTCGCCTTTTATATACACGAGCCCGGAATCACAGACCATAGTTCAAAACGCGATCAATACCCTCAAGTCCAAACCCAAAACAACGTTACTTGACGTTTTGATTAATCGTTTGGAAATTATATTTTTAATGCAAGGTATCGTATCAAACTATATAGCACAAATAAGAGGTAATAATTATGGAGATATTACTCTAGCAGATTTTCAACAATTGGTCATGACTCCTCTCTCAGATGCTGTTTTAGATGGGCTTGTTGATTCCATGCTTGACTTCAACTGCGTGCAAAACGGAGGCCTCGTTTTCAATCCAGGAAACGGGTATGATGCTCGTACGTGTACTTGGGCGACCAAGGAGGACTGTCACGGCGCGTTCCCATGGGCGCTCACGGACGGTACGGTCATTAACGACGCCACACAACGAACGAAATCCATGATGTGTACTACGACGTGTCCCGCACCTTGTCCCGCGGGTTCACCTGCTCCATGCCCGCCACCTGTATCGTGCCCAGCACCCTCCCCTTGTGCCGCTATTTCAGATCCATCAAAGTTGGACTTGACGTACACGGAGTGGAGAAGCAAGGATTGGTTTTCAAAGGCAAATTGGATATCTAGCAACCCTGCATGGAACGTAGCTTTAGATCAGAATGCCATACCGAGTGGTGGGGCGTGTATTGCCGCGGATGCAGGGGTGCACTCATTCTGTGACGATACTCAAACAACGACGGCGGGCTCGGCGAATAATATATACATTCGTGAAACTGGAACTTGTGTTAATTCCAGAAAATTATGCGATATCAAGGGGGTTTCTTATGACGGAAACATGGACGCTTCTAAACTGGGTGGGGGTAACGTTGAAAATGCAAACTATCCTTCGTGTTATCGTACTCAAAATCAACAGATTGTAGAGGACATACTTGGTGCCACCATTACGCGCTTCGCAAATTCAGGAGCAACTCTAGATCTAACTATTAAACCAGTTAGTACAGGTGATACTACAGTTGACCTTGTGTTGAACACGTTGGGTCAGGGTCTCGCCACGGCTGCTGGCGTCATCGCAACCGGTTCGGCTCAGGCGCTCGTGGCGGTAACCACTTCAGCTGTGAGTGGAGGTACGGCCGCGGTGACAACTATAACGACCGAACAAACGTGGAGGGACCTCGTCGGTTTACCCGATGAGAGACGCCTCTGCCCATCGGGCCAAGTAATAACCGTATACGCGGCCGGCGGCGGCAACTACATATGCTGCCCAAATGGTCAAGATAGACCACGTAAAAATACAATAACCGGGCAATGGGTATGTGATTGTCCTCCAGGTTCAAACTGGTACAATAACAAGTGTGTTACATGCCCGTCAGGGGCGGAATTTATACGCGACTATGATGGCAAATGCTGCCCCACGTGTCCAGCTGGACAATTGCGTGTACCTATGAAAGACAAGACGTGTGTTTGTAGAACATGCCAGGGGCCTGCTTATACACCAGTAAGTAATGGTTCGTTATGTTGCCCAACTTGCACGGGGGGTGGGACCGCTGATGGAAACTTGTTTACGGGATGCACGTGCACATGTCCGGCGGGTAAATATTTAGACGATACAGGAACAAATTGCGTTGATATCGGATCTTGTGCTCCAGGTAGAATGTACACAGGGACGGGTAGACCTTCTAGCGCAAGTGATTGTGTACCGGCATGTTCTGGTGCCACTCCTGTGTGGAATCCAGATACACGGACTTGCGTGGCAACTAACGCCTGTCCTTCCAGCAGACCATACATCAATCCAATAATACCCAGTCGTACAAATGTTTCAGGAATTACAAACGTTGCTTTTTGCAACACTGGCTGTGAGACGCCACCAGGCGCGCCCCGACAGATATTCGCAGATGAAACAACAAGAACGTGTGTGGGCTCATGCCCTTCAGGAACTACTATAGATTATTTGACCAAAAAATGCGTTGGTCAAGGAGCTTGCCCACCCGCCAAACCTTGGTACGATATAAACGCGAAGAGTTGTCTAAATGACACAGAGTTGGGTTTATTTGGTTCGGCAAAGTATCAAAGCGTAAGTTCAAAACCTGGTAAATTGGGTGTGTGTGCACAGGGTAAGAAAAAGAATACAGGAACCACCGGTGGATTGTGCGTTCCTGTATCCTCGGGAGAGAAGGATCAAATGACGGACGTCATAGGAAATTATGGCTGGAATATTCTTGGTTTTGGTAATGATACCGCCGCTGCGGCTTACTGTAGCGCGAATGGAGGAGCTTTAATGAATCCTAAAACGTGTGGTACGTGCGGTTCCGGGCAATACGTAAACCCAAGCACTGGTCAATGTACAAACTGCCCTGCAGACACTTATAAACTGAGTAATGGTTGGAAACAATCCGATTGCCTCGCATGTCCGTCTGGTACTAGTACGTATTCTGGTACCGGTAAAACAAACTCAGCAGCATGTATATCAACAGCGCCTTGTCCATCAGGATCAACAAGAAATTCCAGTGGTACTTGTGTAATAAATTCATGCCCGGTAGGTCAACAAAAGAATTCAATAGGCAATTACTGCGAGGCGTGTCCAGTCGGTACATATAAAACCGACACGAGTATCAATTCTTGTACTGCGTGTCCATCAGGGTTAACGACAGCATCCACTGGTTCAACAGCTTCGTCAGCGTGTGTTACAGCCGCATCTCTTAACACAGGATCATACACTGTATATGACAATTCTTATGTAGGATCAAATACGGCAGAATGGATTTCTTTAGCAACAAAAATAAATGGTTCATACGCGACTAGAGGTAGTTTAAACGCGTGTAAAACGACGTGTCAGAGTTCATCGGCGTGTGGGGGGTTTACACGATTTAGAACTATGGCCGACGACGCCGCTGCTAGTTGTTCTTTCTGGTCAGTTGATGGAGCTAAAAATCGTAGAGTATCAAATCAATATAATAAAACTTACGTTAAAAACTAACGAGGTGACGGTGAAGACACTGGAGACGTGGCCGACACGTTACGGATGTTCCACTCCGCGAAAGCCTTGGTGAGCGCACACGAATAGTCATTGTACTGGTTTGATATGGCGACGAGCTGATCCTTTGTTTGTTTCTGATCAATCGCGGCCTTTAGAGCAGTTTGCATTTCAGTCGCAATTTGCTGCGTCTGCGTCTGGAAGCTCGTCTTGGCGGCGTTCGGGTCGGTCCCCGTGAATGGTGTCATAGTAAAGTCCGACTTTTGGACCCCGAAAAACTTGGAAAAAATGAAGAACGCCAAGAGTCCGACAATGAGGCCGATCAAAAAGTCCTTGGACAACATGTTATTATTAGCGCAAGAAAATTAACATGATTATGCAGCACAAAATGCACGACAGGCAGCACACACCGCCGCCCAGCGCCGACCACTGCTGCCAAGGCTTTGGCAATTTTTCGGCAAAAAAGGCGGCGACGAAAGGCAGGTTGTCAACCCAACTTCCTGGACTAGGTGCTGGGCTAGTCGCGGGAGAGCTCATTTAAAACTAAGTGATATTAAAAATATATGAAAGCCGTCGTACATACTCCGTATTACGACTGGGACGGTCGCAAATATATGGAATTTTTAATTGAAAATAGAGTTGTTCGGGTAAAAATTCCATGGAGGTACGGGCGGGTCATGTGCCGAGTTGAAGGTCTGAGGCCAGTCCAAGAATTACAAAAGGGTGAACAATTTCAGATTGAAATTCAAAAAAAAGTTTGGGATGGCATAGAGTATTGGATCTTGAATAGTGTTAAGGAATGCTCACAAGAAATGGATACCTAATTTCTCCTGAAAATTCACAGGAGATAAAGCGTGAGCTTACTGTAAGACCAGTGACGAATGAGGCCATTGGGATTCCATCACCATCTTTCAAAGTCTTTCGGGTTGTCAAGGGAGCCACGAGTCAACCAAAGGTTGACTCGGTTCTTGTCCCCCGCTATTACGGTCTCGGGAGGTTCGGGCCGCCCACCAGGGATGTACGGCCTGATTTCAGGAGCGCTCCTGGGATTGTATTTACAGGCCGACTACGAGAAGCGACGCGACAACCAGAAGCCTTTGCAGCTGGAGTCAAAGCCTTTGAAGAAAAGGGAGGGGGCGTTTTGTCGCTCCCATGCGGCTATGGTAAGTGTCTGGGGAAAGACACTCCCGTAATGATGTTTGATGGGACTATAAAAAAGGTCCAGGACATCAAAGTTGGGGAACAGATCATGGGAGATGACTCCACTTCAAGAAAGGTGCTGTCAACATGTACAGGAACAGAGCAACTCTATAAGATTGTACCCACTAAAGGTGATCCCTATATTGTTAATGAATCGCATATACTATCACTTAAATATGTTCAAAAACGCAACAAAAAACATGGAGAAATTTTAGATATTTCTGTACTTGATTACCTCAACACATCAAATGACTTTAAACATAATGAAGTAAGAGGGTACAGAGTTCCTATTTCATTTTCTACAAATGAAGTACCGTTAGATCCGTACATGGTTGGGTATTGGTTGGGTGACGGCGCCTCCGATTCGGCGCGTATATCATGTCAAGATTCTACGGTTCTCCATTACTTTCATAGAAACCTAGGAAAGTATGACTTGTATTTGGACTATATATCACAATATGATTATAGAATAAGGGGAACAAAACCAAATTATTTCTTCAAAACTCTAAGAGATTTGAATTTAATTGGAAATAAGCATATACCATTAATATACAAGTGCAACTCACGTGAAGCACGTCTTCAAATCCTTGCCGGTCTGATTGATTCTGATGGTTCAGCTCATCGGGGTGGATGGGATTTTTGTCAAAAAAATGAGAAACTTTTTGATGATGTTTTATTCCTTGCGCGATCACTTGGGTTTGCTTGTTATAAACAAAAATGCATCAAGACGTGTACCAACGCCCCTGGTGGTCCTAAAATTGGAAATTATTTCAGGTGTTCTATTTCAGGTGCTGGAATTGAGGATGTGCCATGTAAGATTCATCGTAAACGTCTAGAATCAAGAGAACAAATTAAGAATGTTTTAAATGTAGGAATCAAAGTTCAAAAGTTAGGTGTTGGCGAATATTTTGGTTTTGAAATTGATGGAAACCGCAGATTCGTTCTTGGTGATTTTACGGTGACCCATAACACGACCGTCGCCCTGGCTCTTTCGGCACAACTGAAAGTCCGTACGATGATTGTCGTACACAAGGAGTTTCTTGCGAATCAGTGGGTTGAAAAGATTAAAGAGTTTTGCCCGGGTGCTACGATAGGTCGTGTACAGGGTGACACGTTTGATATTGAAAAAGACTATGTCATCGCCATGATCCAGACTATGTGTGGGCGTGCGATGTCATCGACGCCCGGGCCGCGTGAGTTTGACAAAAAGGCTTTTGACTCTATAGGGCTTTTAGTGGTGGACGAGGCGCATCACATAGGTGCTCCAGCCTTTTCACAATTTATGTTCAAAATATGTCCCAAGTTTACTCTCGGACTTACTGCGACGCCAGAACGCAAAGACGGACTTACGCGGCTCCTGTACTGGTTCCTCGGCCCAGAGTTTTTCAGAATTGAAAGGACGAATCAAGGGACAACACAAGTCATTACTCTGCGTTACACGGATGAAGCCTTCAAAGATGCGCCCCCGGTAACGCGCTTTGGGAAGCTCAACATGGCCGGGATGATCAACGTCGTCGCTGAACTGGAGGCCAGGAACGTCTTGATCGTCAAGACGGTCAACGAGGCGCTTGGCAACAATCGGCGCGTACTTGTATTGAGTGACCGGCGTGAACATTGCTTTCTATTACAAAATATGATTGGCTCTAAGGCGAAGCTCTACATAGGTGGCATGAAGGAGGAGGACTTGGCCGAGTCAGCCAAGTCTCCGGTGGTGGTGGCCACGTTCCAGTTGGCCCATGAAGGCCTGGACATTCCGGTACTGGACACCGTTATCTTGGCCACCCCCAAGTCTGATATAAAACAGTCTATAGGCCGCATCATGCGTGAGACGGCCGGTAAGCTGAATAACCCACTGATTTATGACGTTGCAGATCAGTGGTCGGTATTTTTTAGCATGTACGCAAAGCGTCTTAGGGTCTATCGTGAAGGAGGTTTTGAAATTGAGGGCGAGCCGGAAAAACCTCCAGATGTGTTCGGGAGGGGGAAGTGTCTTATTGCGACATCTTGATTCCCATGAATGTTAGACCACCTACTAACATAAACACCGCAATTACTATGAGAATAATTGCCCACATGGGTAGTTCAGATTTGGTCACTGGTGCTGGTGCTGGTGACATCACAGCTACGGGTGCCGTTGGTGGCACAATTGGAATTCCAGGTGTGAACGCAACTGGGCAGCCCATACAAGCCATGTTTTGAGGTGGGCACCCTAGATCAACACGACCCGACCCTGGTGGGCATTTACAGTACTCACAAACTAGAGGTGGTGCAGGCGCGGCTGGACGACGCGTCACACACGCCGACCATTGCATTGCTAGTGGAAAAACAGCCGCATTTTGTTCATTAGTAGGTGTATTGATGGTGCATATTTGATTTATAGTATTTGCAGGAAAACCCTCTTTAGTGGGCTGATATGCTGTATAGCCCGACGGGCACTGTTGACCTAAAGGCACACTTTTCGCAATTCCAGTTTGTTTCATAACACGGGCGTACTCTTGATTAACGCTACACCTTGGCGTGACCAAGTTCAAGTAATCCAAAACGCCTTGATCAATGTCAGTCATTTATTTTCTTCCTATATTTTAAATGGATATTGTTCCAGGTGAAATTACCAGCATGGCTTATACTGCTCAGGTCCGCATCAACAATGCGATTGAGAAGGACCTGATCGGCATCGCGAGCGCCAAGCCGTGCAGCTGCACCGGCTATCAGAGCTCTCCAGTTTACAATATTGATCGTTAAATCATTTTCGCAGGGAATCCATGAGTCCCATGACAATCACACCAGCCACAAAAAACATCACGATGTAATTACACTCGGTGTTATCTGAGGTTGGCATATTATTAGGAAGAGATGGTACGTATATAGGCGGTCTGGGGTCGGCCCCGCCGCCGAATGGTGCATATGATAATGTCACCATCTCCTGATTTTACACGGGAAAATTATTAGACTCTAAAGTGTCACCTCCTTCTTCTTGCTCTTGGGGCCGCGCTTCTTCTTGTCGCCCTCAAACGTAACCTGGCGAGTGTCGGGGTCGCCCTCGTCCATGGACACGATGTCAGACACCGACTCGGCGTCGGCTTGGCGTCCAGGGCGCGTCATCTGTGCTGGGGGCGGGCCCATCATATTCATGAGCGACCCAAAGTCCATACCGGGCCCACGCATTTCACGCGGGCCTCCAGGCTGCTGGGGAGCCGGCTGCGTACGCTGCACGGCGTCCATCATGTTCTGCATCAGCCCGGGGTTCTGCTGCATCACCTGAGTCACGTTGGGCACTGCCGCCTTGAACATGCTGTTGGTCAAGTGGAACATCATAGCAGAGCCGCCAACCATCATAATCAGCTTCACCTCTGGTGCCACCTGGACCTTCGTCTTGTACTTGTTGTATAGCTCCTCAAACACACCGTCATAGTCATCAACGTTCTCCATCACGTTCTGGGACCAGCCATTGAGCTCCAGGTCAAAAGGATCAAACTTGTCGTTTAAAAACTCTAGGCCGGTGATGCAAGCAACCATCATGCGGCGCTGGAACTTGATGGAGCGATCAACCTCAATACCATAGGTCATACGCTTGTACTCGGTACGAATCTCCTCAATGTCCGAGTAAATGGTCATACGCTGACTGGACTGAATACCCTTCTTGTTCAGGCGGGTAATTTTGTTCAGTAAATCAGCCTTCTCGTCCTCAATGGACTTGTAGCCCTCAGAAGGCGTCTGACCCCCGGAGCCCTGAAAGCCACCCTCCTGCTGCTGACCCTCCTCACCTTCATACTCGTCATCCTCCTCGCCGCCGTCAAACTCCTCTGGAGGAGCCACAGGAGGAGCTGTACGCTTGCTGGGATTCATGAACATATCCAGACCCTCATCAGGTGAGGGTGGTGGCGCCATGGGACCAGGGGCACGCTTGGCAAACGGACTCGGCCGGGAAGGTTTGGGTCTCACAGGAACACGCCGACTATCAGGGGCGACGATTGAAATCTCATCAAGAATCTTTGACTCGTTGTCATCCATCTTCATCACTTGACCGTCGTTCATATCAAACGAGAACTCCATATCTACGATCTTTAAAGAAAAGTGATTCTTGGCTTTAACGCAAAAAAAATATCCGTAAAAATCAAATGGCATTCAAGGTTGGAAAAATGTTAGTTCAAGCTGTGATCGTTGGTCTGCTCCTGGCAATCCTGATCATGTTGGTCCAGGGCCGTGGCTCCACCAGCACGTTCGAGCCCTCTCCCCTGATGACCGTCGCAGGCCCCAACGCCGCCTCCGACCCAGCAAGCATCTTTGCGATCAAGCCCTCCCTGTCCTGTGTGGCGGGTCCCTCGGAGACGGCTGATTACTACAGCAGCGGCCTGACCCCAGGAGGCCTGTGCGGTGGCGCCGAGTATGTCCGTGATCAGCAGCGCGACTACGCCATCGCTTCCGGCGTTGGCGGTTCTCTGCTTGAGAAGTAGGAGCACGTCTAAAAAAATAGAGTCTTAAAGTAATATGTGCGACACAGAGGTGTACACGATCCGTGTTGATTCAATCGGTGCCAGCTCAAATACGAGCTTCGTCGGTTACATGAACACCCCTCTACGAAACGTAATCAAGGCGGAGCTCCTTGCAGCGAGTTTTCACGCCAATGCCGTTGCTCCAGTGACCTCCTCAGGATATTACGTCAATATTGAAGAACTCAAATCAAAGTTCAATGACAAGACATACCTCCAGTATTCAATTAACGGATCAAAAGAAGGTGCGACTCCATTAATTACCACCTCTAACGTCGGCCAGCTCGCAAGCTCAATCGTATTCATCTCACTTGATGATAACGCCACACCAAACCACAGGACTCTATTCTCAACCAACGCGTATTTCCCTGTAGAAATTCCTTACATTGAACCGATTCGTCTGATTGAGAAATTCACTGTGAATTTTTACACAGCGGGTGGCGGTCAGAATGAGTTTATCGGTCCGTCATACTTGACCTTACGCATCACATGCTCAAAGCCCAACGTGTGTCTCTATCCTGGGCGTGCAGGTGTGCCTCTAATGTAAGAATAAAACTCCTAAACTCTAATAGATGGGCGACATTCTCGTCTATGTTGATTCTAATAATAGGAATCAATCTATATTTCCAAATTCAAATTCATATACTCTGCACCTGACGTCACCCATCCTCAATATCTCAAAGGTTGAGGTGCTCACGGCTATGTTGCCAGACGTGTACACGTCGCAGTATCTGACTTTGGATATCCAAGAACTCAGGACCCCGAAAAACCTCGTGGCTTCAGCGCTCACTCTCTCAGACACATACGCCACGAACGTGGGAAACACGTCTGCTATTCACAACTTGGCGGTCCCAAACTCCAACGCCTTTTACGGGTCATTTGCTGTGATCCCCGTCAAGGCGGCCACGTCACTCGCTTCAAACGCCTCAACCTATACAAACACCGCCTATATTTACAATAACGAATTTTACAATGCAAATTATCGTATAAGCACTGAATTTGAGTCCAGAATTGACAAGCTAGACCGGCTGACCATCACTTGGCGCCAGTCAAATAACGGTGACGTGTTTGTTGACAAGGGGTTCAGCCCAGCGAGAGATTTAGGTAGGAACATGTTTATTTTACGTTTCCAGACAATCCATGTACCCGACGAACCTGTACGACCGCCGAGCCTCCCAGACCCGGTACCATGGGATTCTGGTGACAAAATGAAGATGTACCTTGTATTTGCATTTGCAATTGCAGGTCTTTTGATTGTTGCCATTGCGCGTCCCCGTAAATAATTGCTTGATATCTATTAGATGTGCGACTCGATCGCAAACGGGGGACCCGTGTCCTTCACGTCAACTGGGGGCGGCGGTTCCTGCCCCCCAGCCAACGTGATCATCGCATCAAACGTTCTTTCCACAAATGGAAACGTCATCGCAGGCAACGTCATCAGTCAAGACGGCACCTTTTACGGAAACCTGTATGTAGCTGGTCATATTTATGGAAATCTCATTTATGATTCTGTAAACATATCAGGTACTGCGAACGTATCAGTTTTACAAGCTGGTTCAATTACAGCGGACAGTGCAAACCTCGGGAACCTTTACGTAAGTAATTCAGTCACGACAACTAACGTATTTTTCCAGAATGCAATTTTAGATCAAAATTTGCCAATTTTCAATACCGCCCAAGGAACATGGGGGTCTAGTGCCAACGTGTCACAGGTGACGGTGGACCAATACGGGCGCGTCTCTGCTGCTGCGAACGTCGCCATCACCTCTTCCCAGTGGTCAACTATAAATGGTAATGTAGCTTACCAAAACGGAGTGTCTATAGGGTCCCTGAGCAACCCCCCTGATGGTTCCAACCTATATGTTCTAGGGACTGCGACTTTTACAAACATAGCTGGAAACGGGTCTTCAATTTCCTCCCTAAATTCTTCAAACCTTGTGGGTAACGTTGCAAACGCAGATGTGGCGCTCGTGGTTTCACAAGCGGCCCAACCCAACATCACGTCCGTAGGTACTTTGACAGGTCTGACGATTGATGGGCTCTTGATAGGATCTAACGCTTCGGGACTTGCGAACATAAACGCTTCTAACCTCGCGTTCGGCATCGTGAACAGCGCTTTGATTCTGGGAAACACCCTCAGTAATATCCAGTTTTCAAACGTATCAGGGCTCGTGACGGGAAACGTCCTCAGTAACCTGAACGCTTCTAACCTATCATTCGGCATCGTGGACAGTGCCTTGATTCTAGGAAACACCCTTAGTAATATCCAGTTTTCAAACGTATCAGGGCTCGTGACGGGAAACGTCCTCAGTAACCTGAACGCTTCTAACCTATCATTCGGCATCGTGAACAGCGCTTTGATTCTAGGAAACACCCTCAGTAATATCCAGTTTTCAAACGTATCAGGGCTCGTGACGGGAAACGTCCTCAGTAACCTGAACGCTTCTAACCTATCATTCGGAGTTGTGAACAGCGCTTTGATTCTGGGAAACACCCTCAGTAACATTCAGGTCTCCAACATCACAGGGTTAGTTTCGGGAAACACCCTCAGTAACCTGAACGCTTCTAACCTATCATTCGGCATCGTGGACAGTGCCTTGATTCTAGGAAACACCCTCAGTAATATCCAGTTTTCAAACGTATCAGGGCTCGTGACGGGAAACGTCCTCAGTAACCTGAACGCTTCTAACCTATCATTCGGCATCGTGGACAGCGCTTTGATTCTGGGAAACACCCTCAGTAACATCCAGTTTTCAAACGTATCAGGGCTCGTGACGGGAAACGTCCTCAGTAATCTGAACGCTTCTAACCTCGCGTTCGGAGTTGTGAACAGCGATTTGATTCTGGGAAACACCCTCAGTAATATCCAGTTTTCAAACGTATCAGGGCTCGTGACGGGAAACGTCCTCAGTAACCTGAACGCTTCTAACCTATCGTTTGGTATCGTGAACAGCACTTTGATTCTAGGAAACACGCTTTCAAATATCTCAGGGTCTAACGTGACCGGGAACGTCGCAAATGCTGACGTGGCTCTGGTGGTTTCGCAAGCGGCTCAACCCAACATCACCTCCGTGGGTCTGTTGACAAATTTAGCCGTGAGCAATTCTTTGACCACTTCAAATATTTCTGTAACTGGAAACATCAACGTTCAAGGGGTGTCTAACCTGGTTAACGTTTACGCGCTAATGTACTTTGGAGACGGTGGCCTCTTGACGAACATTTCAAGCAATGCCATCACACAGCCATTTGCTAACCTTGTGGTTTCTAATGCCATTACGACCACGAATCTTTTCACCGCGGGTATAACGTCAAATGCTTCAAATACTATTTTCAATTATGATACACTCGTAATTCCGTTCTTATCGTCAACAACCTTAAACGTTTTTTCAACGGCAAATATACTTACACAAACAATTCAAGGATCTACGGGTGCCACGTCGCTCTACGTCACGGGCAACCTCTTCGTCTCTAACGCTCTGACCACAACCAACGTCTATCTGACAGGTGATCTAAACGTCCAGGGGGTTTCTAACGTTACGAACGTTTACGCCCTGCGATACTTTGGGGACGGCGGTCTATTGTCGAACGTCACAGCAAGCATCCCTTCAACCTTTGCAAATCTCGTCGTTTCCAACGCGGTAACAACAACCAACCTGTTCGCCAACACACTGACCCTTTCAAATGCGACCGCAAGCATCACGGGTAACCTCTACGTCTCTAACGCTCTTTCAACCACCAATGCTTACTTGACAGGCACCCTCAACGTTCAGGGGATCTCTAATCTCTGGAATGCTAACGTGGCGAACGTTTATGCCCTAAGATATTTTGGAGACGGCGGGCTGCTTTCCAACATATCAGGTATTGTAACTGGGAACACCCTCAGTAACCTGAACGCTTCTAACCTATCGTTTGGCGTTGTGAACAGCGCTTTGATTCTAGGAAACACCCTCAGTAATATCCAGTTTTCAAATGTATCAGGGCTCGTGACAGGAAACGTCCTCAGTAACCTGAACGCTTCTAACCTCTCGTTCGGTATCGTGAATAGCGACTTGATTCTAGGAAACACCGTCAGTAACCTGAACGCTTCTAACCTCTCGTTCGGTATCGTGAATAGCGACTTGATTTTGGGAAACACCCTCAGCAACATCCAGGTTTCAAACATCTCCGGGTTCGTCTCTGGCAACGCCCTCAGCAACCTGAACGCTTCTAACCTCACATTTGGCATCGTGGATAGCGCCTTGATTCTAGGAAACACCCTCAGCAATCTGAACGCTTCTAACCTCACGTTTGGCATCGTAGACAGCGCCTTGATTCTAGGAAACACCCTCAGCAACCTGAACGCTTCTAACCTCACGTTTGGCATCGTAGACAGTGCCTTGATTCTAGGAAACACCCTCAGCAACCTGAACGCTTCTAACCTCACGTTTGGCATCGTAGACAGCGCCTTGATTCTAGGAAACACCCTCAGCAACCTGAACGCTTCTAACCTCACATTTGGCATCGTAGACAGTGCCTTGATTCTAGGAAACACCCTCAGCAATCTGAACGCTTCTAACCTCACGTTTGGCATCGTAGACAGTGCCTTGATTCTAGGAAACACCCTCAGCAACATCCAGGTTTCCAATATCACGGGGATAGTCTCCGGCAACGTCCTCAGCAACCTGAACGCTTCTAACCTCACGTTTGGCATCGTAGACAGCGCCTTGATTCTAGGAAACACCCTCAGCAATCTGAACGCTTCTAACCTGGCTTTTGGCATCGTGGACAGCGCCTTGATTCTAGGAAACACCCTCAGCAATCTGAACGCTTCTAACCTGGCTTTTGGCATCGTGGACAGCGCCTTGATTCTGGGAAACACGCTTTCTAATATCACAGGGTCTAACGTCACGGGAAACGTCGCAAACGCGACTGTGGCTCTTGTGGTTTCACAGGCGGCCCAACCCAACATAACCTCTGTGGGCCTGTTGACAAATTTAGCCGTGAGCAATTCTTTGACCACTTCAAATATTTCTGTAACTGGAAACCTCAACGTTCAAGGGACCGCGAACATATTTGTCGCAAATATTGCAAATATTTACACTACAAATATAGTTGGGTTTATAGGCTCTCAGTGGACGACGGGTACTGGTAACGTTTATTACCTGGGAAATGTGGGTATAGGCACAAGTGAAGTAAGTGCGAACCTGACGGTTGTAGGAAATATATATGCTTCAAATTCCCTCACAACGACCAACCTGTTCGCCAATACCCTGACCCTCGCGAACGCAGCCTCAACCATCAACGTTATAGGGTCTGTGACCGCCTCAACCTTCTACGGCGCCCACGCCGGTGCCAATACCGGATCCTTCTCCGATCTCACAACCACAAACGTCTTTGCGACCACGGCAAATGTAAGCACTCTGAACGTCGCCACGGTGTCCAACTTGGCGAATCTCGTGGTTTCAAATTCAGTTACAGCAGCGAACATTTTCGCGAGTAAAGGACTTGATGTGGGACCAGGCATCCTCGGGACGAACGTCGTTGTGTTTTCCAACATTTCGGGTGGCGCCAACACCTTCGTGATGGATTCGCGTGGACGAATAGGTATCGGGACGACAAATCCACAGTCTATTTTTCAGGTGCAGGTTGGTTCGGTGACTCCTGCAACTGGGTCTATGACCACCGGAGTTGTGATAAGTGCTGGTCCATCCGGGTCTACGGCACAGGCAATCAACATGGGGGCGTCGGGAAGCGGTGCGGGACATGCTTGGATTCAGTCCGCCTATACCAATAATCCCAGAATCGGTAATACACTGGCCCTTAATCCTTTAGGAGGTGGTGTGGGTATTGGCACCACGGGCCCCACTGCCAACCTTCACGTCCAAGGAAATATCTTCGCCTCGAACGCACTCCAGACGACCAACGTCCTCTCATCGAACATCAATGTGTCGTATACCGCGAACATAGCGAATCTGATCATCACGTCAAATATACTTCCAGGTCCGTCAGGGAACACTTATGTGACAGGGAACCTCGTAGTCTCGGGTAACGTCTTCTCAAGTCTCGGGACGCCTCTCGGGGAGGGTGGGTCACTGTACTATAGTCTCGCATCAAATTACACACCACCAGTGTATACAGGCGCCTTGTACGGACAGGCCCTTGCTCTCAATCTAGGTGCATTCAATGAACAGGGGTCAAGTTCACTCGTATCCAGATCAGTGAATGGAAATTTTAGATTCAGCAAACCGGGCGTTTATAATCTAAGGGCTATTTTCCTCACCAACGGTAATAACGTCATAGGGATCGGGATAGGCTCTAATGCATCAGATACGACGACACGTACGGATCAGACGTACGTGTACAGATATACGACTTTTGTGACTCAAAATCCTACTGAAGTCTTTGATATTCAATTTTATGCGGGCTCACCGACTGATTATTACTACGTTGATTTATTTGCGGTGGACGCTCCAACTCTCATGCCTACATCCGACCCGCTAGGAGGAACGTGGTTGTCTATGGGACCTCTCCAGGGCAGCGGGGGATCAGGGCCTCCTGTAACTATTTCAACGCTCGGAGCCGTCGTCACTGGGCGGACGACCAGCTACGGTGCAGGAGTCGGTGATTATTACATCGGAATGTCCAATGGTCAGACGGTCAACCTACCAATCGGGTCATCACTCACGGCCGGAAAACAGTACATAATCAAGGATGAATCTGGTCTTGCGGGTACATTTGTAGGATACAGAGTGACTATTGCCGCGTCGGCTCCAGACCTCATAGATGGTCAGGATTCTGTAATTTTGGCTCTAAATTATGGAGCCATAAATGTAATTTGGACAGGAAGTTTCTGGAGTATATATTAGAATGGTATACCTATTCAATTCCGACGTGACACTCGCGTCCACGCCCCAACTGGACGCGTTCGGTAGGCTACGTGTGTGCAATCCTTTTACGCTCTTTGATTCTCAGCAGAGGTTCGGCCTTGACGCGTCGTTCCGGTCGAACGTCGCATCGGGTGGATCGGTGACCTTCATACCGACCCAGAGTTCTGCAAATCTCACGGTGACCAATACGACTGGCTCGTTTGCGGCACGCGAGTCTGCGTATACGTTCAGATATCAGCCTGGAAAGTCTCTTTTGACGATGATGACATTCACGATGGCACCAGCCTCTCCAGGCAACACACGTCAGCGCGTAGGCTACTTCGGGGCGGACAACGGCTTTTACGTCGAGTTGGCGAACGGACCCGAGCTCGTCCAGCGTTCGAACGTCACTGGAACCGTTACGCTTTCAAACGTGGCGCAGGTCAATTGGAACGGTGATAAGCTCTTGGGAACTGGACCGTCCGGTCTGACGCTGGACATCACAAAGTCCCAAATTCTCTGGATCGACATGGAATGGCTTGGCGTCGGCTCGGTTCGCATGGGTTTCGTCATCAACGGTATTTTCATCCTGTGCCACACGTTCAATCACGCCAACTTGGTCGTGGGGGCGTACATAACAACGGCGTGTTTGCCTGTCCGGTACGAGATTCAGACTCTGAACGGAGCGGCGCCTGCAACCTCGAACCTGACGCAGATTTGCTCGACCGTCATATCAGAGGGTGGATCGAACGCACCCCTCACGCTGTACTCCAATCTGGCCACGTTCAGTGCGACCGTGGGTGCTGGAACCTGGGTACCGGTCATATCAGTCAAGTTGGTTGCTGATCGCCTCGACTCTGTGTGCGCCATCAAGCAGGTTGAGGTGGTGATAAAGTCGACGGATGACATCGTACAGTGGGCTCTGTGGAGCAACGTCACAGCGGCGAACCTGACGGGTGAGAACTTT